CGCCAACTGGTCCCACATCGTGGCGCGGTTGTAGCGGCGCTTGAGCAGCTCCAGCATCGCTAGGCAGTACACCTTCAGGTCAAGCGGCTCGTTGCGGGCGCCGGATGGCTTAACCCATTCCAAGACTTGAAACCCTTTCACGTAGCGCGGCTGCAGCCGCTCACAGGTGAGGCCCTGCAGGTAGTCTTCCGTGGTGGCGTCGTCGAAGTTGATGTAGCCGTCGCCGGGCTCTTCAATCTTGAGGCGGCTGTAGATGGTCCGCTTGATTGCGTGCGTGCCGATCATGTAAAGCGTGACGCCACCCTTCACGGTCTTGCCCCTGAAGGTCACGTCCTGTTTTGATCCTTTCCCGAGCGGCGGCGCATTCTTCTGGCTGCTGCCCTTGATAGCCACCACGCCTTCTTTGGCGTACCGGCGGCAGTAGTCATACCCCTCGCTGGTGTAGTGGCCGCCGGTGTCAACCGCGCAGTGGATCGCCTTCAGTTTGCCGCCGTTTGCGTGCGGCCATTCGATCTCGCGGATCGTCGTCACCTGATCCCAGACGTGATCCTGCCCCGGGTCGCCCTCGATCTTCTGGTGCCAGATCCGCCAGGCCTGCTCAGGCTTGCCGCGGCCATAACCCCACACAGACACCTCCAGCCAGGTATCCTGCACGTCCACCGCCATCAGCACCGCCAGTACACCCTCGGGACAGGTGCCGTGGCCGTAGCCGCCGACGCGGGCCATCAAGCCATCGGCGCTCACCTTCGCCAGGCTCTCATCCTCCCAGGCCTCAGCGGCCCGCTTGTTCACCCAGCCCTTGAGCAGCAGCGGGTCCGCCTTGGCGCGCAGGAACTCATCGCGGATCTTTTCCCAGCTCAGCCAGCCATAGGGGGCGTACCAGCCGGGGAGGTGAAAGCCCGCCGTCTCGCCGTCGCCCTTGGCCGTAGGTGTCCAGATCCCGCCGGCCAGCATGGCGGTCTTGTGGTGCTGCGCCACCCGTTCATTGCATAGCGGGCATTGGCAGAACACCTCACCGTCGCGCTTATCCCATACCATGTGCGGCCACTCAATCACGGCATGGCCGCCGCAGCAGGGCATCAGCATCCCGTAGCGGCGACGGTCTGAGCGGGTTTCAAACTCCCAGGTAATTCGGCACGCGCCGCGGCTGCCGGGGGTGCTGGTCAGCAGCGTCTTGCGATCGGGAAAGTTGGTCTGCCGTGCTTCGGCGTTTTCGATCGGATCGCCCTTGTCATCAATCTCCAGCGGCAGTGACGAGGCCTCATCCACCCATAGGTTCTGCGCCGGCATACCCTGCGCTGCGCTGCCGCTGTTGCCGCCGATGATGCTCAGCAGCATGTCGCCCTCAAACTCCTTAAGGAACATGGCGTTGGCGGAGTCCCTGCTTTTGCTGCTGAGCGACTTGGCCGCCACTGCCGGGGTATCGTTGAAGAGCGGGGTCAGTCGCTGCCGGATCTGGCGCTTGGCGAAGCTCTCGGTGGGGAACATCACCAGGAAGGGGGCCGGGTCGTTTGCAATGGTGCGGCCTAGCCAATTCAGCCCGCACTCGGTCTTTGCTCCCGACTGGCTGCCGAAGATCAGCACCACCCGCCTGATGCGCCGTTCTCTGGGGCTGAGCAGATCCATTGGCTCCTTAAGGAACGGCACGCGATCGGTGCGCCATAGCCCCGGCTCGCTGCTGCTGCGGCGGGTAAGTACGCGGTTGTGGTCGGCCCACTCGCTGACGGTCAGGTCGAGCGGCGGCTGTAGCGCCGCAATGAACGCATCGCGGTAGACCGTGGCAGCGTCAGGCTGCTTCATTCGCCAACCCTCGCAACGCTATCTCGATCTCGCTCTGCAATAGGGCGCGGACTTCCTCCTGGTCCTGCATCGTTGCCACCTTCGCCGCATTTCGGGTTGGAATGTTCAACAGCAGGTCGCGGACCTGGCGGGCTATGCGTGCGGCCTCTTGGCGCACGTCGTCGGCGGAGATCAGCTCTTTCTTTTCTCGCTGCAGCTCCAGCCGGGTCAGCTCCGCCTCGTAGACCGCCTTCGCCCGTTTGGCCTGGGCCAGCGATGGGCCGCCGCCCTCCGGGTGCGGCTGGCGGGTGTTGGGCGGCTCCGGCAGCTCGCCGCTGTCGGGCATGTTATTGGTGTTGCCGGCCCACTGCGCATCGGCCAGGGGCGCGTCAATCTGCCAGCGGCCGCCCACCTTGCGCACGGCAGGCTCGGTAAGGCGGCCGGACTCGATCGCCTTGAGCACCGCCACATGGCTGGTGCCACGGAGGCCCCGCGCCTTGCGGTGCTTGGCGTAGGCCTCTAGGTTCATTTGGTGGCCACCTCGCTGACGCCGTAGCGACCGACGATTTCAGCGACTTTGGTTTTGATGCTGTAGCGACACTGAGCATCAGGCCTGCCGCTGCCGATGACAATGAGAACAGCAACGGTGATTTCAGCCGCGAGCTGCTCGCTCACGCTCTTGCAGCTGTTTGCGTGAGACGGTGGCTGGCTTGCTGGTGTTGTGACCTCTGGCACGGATTGGCCCTCCGGTTCGTGCGTAGCGAGCTGCTGTGTCTGCTCTAGCGGCTGCGATTGCTTCGTCTCGACCGATTGGCTCAGGGATTCCTGCGTTGCGGAGGATGGCCGTCCAGTCCATTGGGCTGTTGAGTGGCTCATCACTTTACCCCGCATCGAAAGCGCTTTAGCGATCGCTTGATCCATGTCCATGTAGCGAAATGACCCAAGCCGGCCGGCAATCAAAACTGATGGGCCGATTTCTTTAGCTCGCTGCTGATAGGCCGCGGCCAGCTGCTGATTTGCTGCGTCTGGAAATGGATACTCAAAGCAGTCTGGGTGAGATGGTGAATAGGGCGTTTCTGTTGTGATAATCGTTCTGCTGATCTCGTTTCTTTGCTGATCATCTAGCAAGTGCCGCCAGTCAATCGAGCGTATGTAAGCGCCGCCAGCGTGAGTCGGGTTGTTGACTTGAATGCAGGGCAGGCCATGAGTAGAAGCGTCTACGATTCTGTGTGCTCTGCGCTGGCCGCGGTATTGAAGTCGGCCCATGTCAAAGCCAAAGAACTCATCAATCGGGCCGGTATAGATGGTCTTTTGGGCTTTGATTGAATGTCGAACTTCTTGGTAGTCGATGCCTAGATACACATCAATTCCATCTAGCATCGCAGCCATCCACGCCGAATAGCCATCTTTCGGGATGCCTTGAAAACGAGCGCCTGGCGTCAGCCTTGTTTCACCTTCAGTCCTGAGTGAGAACCGCTTGCATAGGGCAGGTGAAAGCTCTGCGGGAGGCTTGCCCCATTGCTTCTCGTTGTATGGCTTGATGAATAATTCGTAGGCTTGTCGCGGCATCATTGACAGCGCCGCTTCTTCTAGGCTTTGAGGATTGATGCAGCGCTGCTGGGGCTCCCAGTCAGGGCAAAGCGCTTGCACTTGCTGAAGCGTTGGCGGCCACTGCACTAGCTTGCCGCTGCCAATATCGCTCAGCACTCTTGCCTCGAAAGGCTGAAAGTCGGCAAACCTGTTGACCCATTCCCAGATGAATGATGATGATGTGCGGAAATAGTGCGGCCCGTAAGTGTGAATGCGCAGTCCGTCAATTTCCTGATCATGCACATTGCCTCCAAGATGCTGGCGGCGATCTATCACCAACACCTCACGACCAGCATCATGCATCATCCTGGCGATCGTAGCGCCTGTAAGGCCTGAACCGACAATCAGATAGTCAACGTGCTTCATCGTGGCTTCCTGTATTTTTCGTCGATAATCACTGGGCAACAATGTTTCCAAGAAACCATGTGATGAATGCGCCTGTTAACCTCGCCCATGCTTGCAATTTTTACGCATGAAGGTGCCACCATGACTGAGTAAAATGATTTTATGTATGTGCCCATCTCTAAGTAAATCTCAGTACAGCCGCCTTCGTTTTTTTGTGTCTGAGGCTGCTGAACCCGAAGTCGCTGAAATGTTACAAACAACTCACCACGCCTGCCGCCTTCAACATAAAGATTGACGTCATCGTTTACCCTGCCTCGAAACACGCAAGGGTTGTCAACATCAAGAATAAAGCTATTCATTGCTTTTCTGGAAAGCTGACCAGATTTCCATTTCTGAAAGAATCTTCCATCCCCGCCACCGATAAAATCTCCACCCTGAGCAAATGCAACTGACTTAGCACCTGCAGCTAACATAAACTCCAAGCAAGCGTCTAAAACTGCATCTAAGTTTTTTATTTTTGATTCTGTAGTTGTAGTAAGATAGTTTTTATTGTTATCTGCCGACCAATGAAAAGATGGGTAATCATCATCTAATTGCCAGATGTATCTTATTCCTAGTTCTTTTGCTATCTTAAAAGTACAGTTTCTTGCATAGACTACAGAATTTCGCTTGTCGTAATTGTCGCAAGCATCAACTGTTCTGGCAATTTCTTTTTTATCAAAGACATACAATTCATTCTTAAAGTTTTTTCTATAATTATCCAGCTGTCTGTCTTCATTATCGGCAACTACAATTATACGACCAGTATAGCCACTAAACTTAAGCGATTGATAGGTAAGAACATTGTGTGGTCTTCCGTGCGTAAGAATAAAAGCAGCAAAGTCATTCCTCATCGCAGTCACCTTCTTTTTCGTTTGCATAAATAGAGGATAGTTTTTTGTCTAGCCTTGTCCATCCGTTTTTAATTGCATCATCAAAATCAACAATAACAAGCGCGCTATTTTCCATCAGTTCCTGAACATCGGCGCTAGAGTGAGCGTAATACTCGGCGCAATACTGATAGTTGAATACTGCATGACGATAAGCAGCTGCTCTAAGAAAATGCTTTTCCTTGTCTGGAAGGCTTGACTGGTCGATCTGTTGCAGTAGCTCTTGAACCTTGCTCAGGTCGTAAACGTCTTCCAGCTCAGGCTTGGGGCCGGTGATCTCGCATGGCGGCACGTCCACCTTGTCGGTGTACGGATTTTCATCGCTGTTGCCACTTTGATCATCGTCAATCCCTTCTGGGTCCAGCAGCCCCGCCAGCTCATCATCCGACCAACCCATCAAGGACAAGTCAAAGTCCACCAGGCTAAGCGCCGCAATCTCCTGCTGCAGCATCTCCTCATCCCACCCCGCATTCAGCGCCAGCTTGTTATCCGCCAGGACATAGGCCCGGCGTTGCGTCGGCGTCAGGTGGTCAAGCACCACCACCGGCACCTCCTTCAGGCCCAGATCCTTGGCCGCGGCCAGCCGGCCATGGCCCGCCAGGATCCCGTCGTCGCTGGCCACCAAGATGGGGTTGGTGAAGCCGAACTCCTGAATCGAAGCGGCGATTTGCGCCACCTGCTCCGGGCTATGGGTCCGCGCATTGCGCTCATAGGGCACCAGCCGCTCAATCGGCCAGCGCTCCAGCTTGTCCGGCATCACCGGCGGCGGGGCCTTTCGGGTCATAGGGTGGGGTGGCTGCTGTAACCAGGTTACAGACCCGCCGCGCCAGTGGTGGAGCGGGGTTTGGGACGGCTTTCTGTTGGTTTTGTAAGCGGCTTGTAAGGATCTCCCGTTTTTTCTGTAACCACGCCAAAAATCACCCGCTAGGAAAAAGACGTACTTTGCATACACCGCAGTCGGCATTTGCCCCAGAGGGACCCGCTTATGCGCATAGACGCATAGACCTGCCCTCACCCGAACCCGGCCCGGCGCAGCTCCCGTTCCAGGCTGCTGCGGATGTGCCGGGGGTAGGACCGAGCGATCTCCTCGTTGAGGATGCGCACGATCGGAAAGCGCCGCTCATGGTTGGGTGCATCGTCAAGCACCATGAAGGCCGTCTCCACGTCGCGGCTGTCCCCGCCAGGCGGGCGGTAGAGGATCGCCCGACCTGATCGCGACATGAAGAACTGGCCAGCCTGGGCACGCTTGCGCTGCGACCGGGCGCTGCCGCTGGCGTTCATGTAGGACAGGCTGCCCTGATAGGCCTTGAGCTGACTCAGCACCATCGACATGGTGCCGCGTGGCACGTTGCCGTACGGGTCGCCCTGCCACTCGCGGCGGGGCACGATGTACTGGCCGCGGCCGATGGCGCCAGCACCGCGCAGGACCGATTCAGAGCGCTTGTGCGAGCGGTCCCCGCCACGGGCCATGGCCGAGAGGTACTTGCCGGCTGGCGTGCCCTTGGCGGCGAACTGCTTAAAGCCCACCTCAGCGCTAAGCCTGTTCGGGTTGGCGAAGCTCACGTAGGTGCTGCGCTGGGTGAATGGCGTAGGCCGATCGATGTATCGGCTCATGCTGTCAGTGATGGCTTTCTGTCCAGCCTTGGCGCTGTCGGTCATGGCCTGAGCCACGGCATAGCGGAACTGCAGATCCGTCAGCAGCGCCAGCTTGCCGACCTTCTCGGGGATGTTGGTTGTGATCGAGAGCTCCAACATCACCCGTCGTCCTCTCCCACGGCCAGCAGCTCCTCCAGCTCCATCCGCTGCAGCTCCAGATCAGTCGGCAGATCCCATGCGGCGAACTCTTCAGGGTCAGCAGCGCTGACAACGGTTAGGCAGCCCACCGTCTCCCATGACGACACCCAGTTAAGGATCAGCTCCTGCCACCAGGCCAGCCACGGTGTCGAGCGGTCCAGCAGGTGCCAAGGGGTGGCAGAGCGTTTCACAGTGGCAGGGCATCTGCGCACAGTCTGCCAGCAGGCATGAAAAACCCCCGCCGGCCAGGGCGAGGGTTGCGGTCCACTCGGACGCCATGTCCGAGGGCAGGCTACAGGATGGCTGTTAGGCGGCGGCCAGCCGGCGGGGTGCGGCAGGCTGCTTGGCTTCGCTGCTGGTGAAACCCTGATAGCCGTACTTGGCGGCCAGCGTCTCCAGTCCGCCGGGGTTGCTGCGGCTCTTGCCGCGCCATGCGGGCTTCCAGTACCAGCAGCTGCGGCCGGAGTGCCAGCGGCACTGCTGAGCCTTGAGCTGATCCTTGACGGGCTTGGTGTCACCCTGCACCCAGATCCAGTAGCCGATCAGGCTGATCTCCAGGTTGGGGAGCTTGAGCAGTT